ACCCTTTGCAAGGGAAAATAATATATCTAATGCCTCTTCGTCCATTTATTATTTTTTTTTAATCATTATTAAAATCCTGCCATTACTCCAGCAGCTTCAGCAGCTGTATTTTCTTCTATAATTATTTGATCAACAATATCTTGTAATATATTATTTAGTACAATAGGGCTTCTAGCACCTATAGGTATAGGATCAGACTTATATGTTTCACCTTCAATAATATTTCCTTCAGTATCTCTCACTGGTAAAGATGGGACACTTATAACGCCATCACCACTAATCGTTAAGTCTTTTAAATTTCTACCCCCTGGTAATTCGACCCTAGTCAATACGTTAGTAATGTCAATAAATTTCTGCTCCGCTCGTGTAGCAGCATTGAATATTCCAGAAAGTTTTTCCGTTAACTTCGAACCGTCATCTAATACTACTTTTGATACTGGCATTGCTTCTATGTCCATATATGATCCACCACCTGTTCCTTCAGCCCCAGGACTATAGAATTGCTTCCACATTGAATAAGCTTGTGAAGCTCCACCTGCATCCGTCACACTTGGGTTTATGTATTTGTATAGTAGCTTAGATGTTTCTGCAACATCTTCACCTTTAGGAATTATTTGGTTACCCCTATTGTCTGTAAATTGGATAACTATATTATTTCCACGGGTGAGTATATTCCTCACTCCACTATTAATGTCGGTCGTCACAGCTGTAACAGCATCGTCAAAATCCTCACCTCCTAAGGCGATATCCATAGCTGGCTTGTACTTATCAGCTATTAATCTTTTATCAGCTTTGTCTTTTGCATAACTAGAATTATAACCCCCTGTACGCTTCGGTGCGGCAGCAGTTTCTATATAATCTAATTGAGATCGTAACTGATCCTTGACAGCAGCATAAGCACTTTTTTCCTGTGTGTCAGTTAACTTAGGTTGAAATAAACCATTATCATCCTTAACTAAAAGAATAGTTGTTTCGTCTGCTTTACTAGGGTCTCTTGTGGTTTTGTACTCCTTAAGGTAATCTAATAGCACACTCGCCTTATCTCTATCAGTTGTAAGTATTCCCTCAACTATTGCTTTTTCAGCTTTCTTATAATCAGCTTGTTCTCTTATATCCTCAATTGTGGCAATACCATCCTTACCTCCCATAGAGGTAATAACCTTACCAAGGGTTTGAACCTGTCTATTAACTTCACCAATAACATCAACCTTGTCTATCTTGTCGTTAAGAATATTTCCTACAGCCGCAACAGTAGTCATAGTATTAGGGTCTTGATTTATACTCCCATCAGGGTTTACTGTAGCCATATATAAACGCCCATTCGACTTATTAGTTATGAATGTTTTATCTGATATATTACCAAATGACTCAATATATTTTGCTGAATCCTGCTCTAGTATAGATGACTCGCCATCCTTAACTCTTCTAAGGTACTCATCATATTTTTCATTCCAACCTTTAGAAACTTTATTTAAGTTTTTCCAATCATCCTGTTGAACCTGAATAGAGGATAAGTAGTCTCTATAGTTTATTTCTCCATTCTTAAGCATCTTATATTGCTGTAGCGTATAATCTACCGCTTGCCCAGATCCATTTTGAATTGCTGAATTAAAAGTTTGATTAGCCCCTTGGTCATATGTGTTAAGAATGTCTTGAGTGGCTAAAGTTTTCTTTTGTATATCATCCCTAGTGGCCTGTCTTTCTTTGGAGATATCAACAAGATCATCAGTTATCTTGCTAGTCACAGCAGCCCAATCTGGATCCTTAGTTAAGTCTCTCTTGACGTATCCGTAAAATGTTTTTGACATATTATTTTTTTAATCAGTAATTGTTGGGTAGATAATTTCATCAGAATAATTCCCTAAGGTAAACAAATCTTCATAGTTATTTGTAGTCCCCCAATCAGCTTCTGTCCCTTGACTGTTGGTATTAGTGATAGTAGGGGTTGGTCGCCCATCTGTTAATGATCCTGTATACTCTCCAGCTGTGATTTGGCTGTACCCACCAGACGAAGGACTCTTATCTCTCATGCCTGTATATAAATCAGCAGCTCCGAATCCATACTGTACGCCCTTGCCAATAGCTTGCATCGCCTGTTGTTGAGCCATCATTTGTCTGTACTCTGCATCAGCAGCAGCTTGTTGTGCACCAGCTATTTTACGTTCCTCTACTCCAACCAACTTATCGTTTATACCAGCTCTTTCTTTTGCTATAGCTTTGTCTCTTAAGTACTGTTCTTTTTGCATCCTTAACCTGGCATTTTCTGAAGCCACGGCTCCTGTAGCACCAACCCGACCCACGCCGCCAATCAAAGCTCTCTGACCTGCACCGCCTAAAGACTCTACTTCTTGCCTCTGATTAGCTATGTTTGTTTGAGCCTCAAGCTCATAAGCCTCTAAAGGTAATTGAACACCCTCCTGAAACTCTGTCACTATAAGATCCTCTGCCTTAGCCAAAGCCTTAGCTGTTTCCACTTCAGCCTCTTCTTGTAGTTTTTTTTGCTTCTGTGCTTGAGCTATACTACCAATCGCTTGTGCTCCTGATACTGCTGCTCCTATTATCATTGCTGTTGTTGCTGGCATTTTATATTATTTTTATCATTTCTGTTAAACTTTGAGGATTAGCTACATAACCATCTTCCTCATATATATCTATAAGTGTTTTGCTTTTTAAAAGAGAATACATAAACTTTTTACCCATCGACTTTGCCATATTAGATATCGAAGATATGAGTAATTGTAGGCACTCCTTTTTCTTTTTTTTATCTTTGTAATCAAAATTAGAAACCACAAACTCACACCAAGCAATACCAGAATTAGTGTTGTATATAAAACCAGCACACACTGGAACATCGCCATCATAAACAATAAAACCGCCCTCCCCATTATCTGGTAATAACTCCTTCGATGGTGCTGTCCACCTCCAGTCCTTCCACCATTTGGTGAGGATAGTATCATAATCTACTGAATTTAATTTTCTAATTTGAAGACTCACTATACTGCAAAGATAATGAAAATTATGGATAACTTTTAAATATATCGCTCTCCACAACAAATATCTCTACCTTATCAGTATTATCGTTCTCTATTATAAAGTCCATGTAGTAACCTCTTAGTCCATGAGATTCCGCTATAGCGTTCTTAATAAAGAATGTATAGTCGGTTGCAACTACTGCTGTACTACCACCAAGACCAGTTGTTGTGTCTATAGTTAGACGACTTGTTTCTACACCTGCTGTAAGAACTTTTTTGCTTATTGATGTTATAACACCACACAATGTGTACACGCCTCCTGAGAGGAAGTATATTAAGTCTCCAATGCTTATCATACTACTCAATGTATTCGCTGGGTAAGTAAGGATGACATTTGCTGGGTCTGCTATATCTACAGTTGATACAGCTCCCACACCTTGAGAAGATCTTAAAGGAAGTTCGGTCTCTAATACTGGGACACTGTCTATGCCTCTTATAAATGCAAAGTAATCTCCCTCCTTTAGTTCAAAATATTCTGAGTCTATATTCCCAGACTCAAGATCGGCTCTTGCTGCAAATCCCCAATTATCATTAGAATCCAACACTATTGTTTTAAAAACCTTTGTCATAGTAGGCTCAGGATTAAACACACTCCATACAGACATTGGGGTGAATACATCATAGAATGTACACCTGTCAGTATTATTTGAGTTATGAACATACAACTCTGCATTACTAAATGTATACAGGTATTGGTTCATGCCTTGTATCTGCTCAGGTATGTATGAGTAGAAAGACGGGAAGCCCTCGACAGACGAACTATATGTTAAAGTGTACGCTTGTCTGATTGGGCTAGTGTCTGCTGGTAATATAGGTATAGACATATATTTTTATATTGTACAACCACAACTTAGCCATCCGACTGTTATGTTTGCAGGTTGTGTTATTATTGATCTTAGACACACATTAGATGAGCCTCCTGGGGTTAGAGATATGGATGTGTTAACACCACTGCAACTCACGTACTCAAGAGTAAGTATATTAGTTGTGTCTATATTTGTAACTAAGTAAGTACTACAGAAGTCGGCACAAGTTAATGTGGATGTTGCACTTATAACATCTGTCGCAACACCTAAGGATGTCCCTAGAACATCGAACAAGCATCCAGGCTCTCCAGTTAAGAACACCTTAGTTCCAACAGTTAATGTTGGGCCAGTCCAGCTTGCTATTATGGTTTCAGAAACACCATCAGCTCTACATCTTTCTACTTCCCAAACTGATGAACCTGAAGGACAAGATGAAATACTTGTAATAACACCATCAAGAACTCTAAATACTTTCCCCTCAGGTGTGCCATCATACAACTTATGCCAACCATCAGCCACAGGTGTCTGACCAGTAGTGTCAGTAAACACGTAATCATAAAGACCAGGGGATCCAATAGTCCCCGTTACTGGTGCGTGATAATATGTAGAGTCGTAAACATGACAAGCACAAGCTTGTGTCTGATTACCAAAAGGGCCAGTGCATGCAGGGAATGCGAAAAGAAATTCTGGGCATTCAACAGTGACATCAAAATCACCCGTGCTACATATGCTAGTTATCTGTAGGTCTATACTTGATGGAGTCCCTAGTGGTTTTGGTATAACCATAACGCACTCGCCTGGGCTTCCTGTAGATAGGCTAACATCTCCAACGACTATATCAACTGTGCTTGTTGTTCCATCAGAATTAAATGATCCAGCTCTATATGTGAAGTCGCTAACTCCAGCCGTACTTGAAGGTAAGGCTGTTAAGGCTGCACAGGCAGTCCCTGAATCGCCAATATAAGTAGTGTTACCTAATGTGTTTGATTGATGAACACCATCAACTGGAGAACTTAACTTATTATATGTGGCTCCATTGTATGTTACAAGTATGCCATCTCCTACAGTTTGAGGATTGAACTTAACTAATATAGCACCCGTGTTAGTCCCGACATTAGCCTCTACATTGTAAACCCCTTGTGTAGAAGATAACGTCACAATATCTCCACAATCAGCAACACAGCTAGGGCAGGTGACAGACTCGTTTAAAACTCCTCCAGTCATTTCTCTGTAAACCCCACAGCTTTGATACCAACCGTCAGGAGCTACAGTGGTTAAACCATCATCAGTCCACAATCCACTAGTAGTGCTGAAGCTGTTACTGTTCATATAATATGTTCCAAACGATACTGCCATTATATATTTATTTTATTAACAAGTTCCTTCATTATTTACTACTCCAGCAGGAGTTACCTCAATCCATCCACAGCTTGTCTTGTAATACCCTGTAGATAAAGGAGTTGTCATTGTACTCTCTTGATACACATTATCCCCTGTGCTTGGGCAAACATCAGATCCACTATGATAGAACGTCTCTGTAAGCGTCTGACCGCAAGCCGTAGTAGAATCTACTTGAGGCGTTAGAGAACTATTATATGGTGTGTTGCCTGCACAAGTAACGCAAGAACAACAAGCCTCTAGAGCTGATGTGTTTGAGTAACACAATACTTCAGACTCAATGTTCTGATAGTCGTATATTAAATACAAGTAAGGACTAAACACTAATGTTTGAGAGTAAGGTATATCATAATAATATACACCTGCTTGTGGGTTCAATATCGGTGTTAAGTCAGTAGACTGAGTAAGTAATGACTGAATACTACTAGGGTTGTTCTGAAACTCAGTGCTAGATAAGAAATACTTTAGCTTATGAATAGCAGGATTAAATACAAAATCATCTGATCCTATCTTAGCTGACTGTATTCTTATTGTTGTCGGGTCTCCAATAGATGATGGTATAGATCCTGATCCTTCATCTCCAGATATAGAACTAAACTGAGATACATTTATTGTGTCATCACTAGAAAGCAACATAACCATATCGCTTCTTGTAGGACTAACATAAGAACCTTGAGTCCAATAGAATTGATTATGTATAAACTGACCAGATACATCATCGCTATTAAGACCTACCTGTGTAACCTGTAATTGATTTGACACTGGACAGCTAACTTCAACACTATATGTTGTTTCATAATCGCTTGATAGCGTGACCTCAACTGTAGCTGTATTGTTAAAAATAGAGTCCTTAGAGAATGTGAATGATCCGCTACTAGTAACAGGCCCAGAACTATAGGTGACTCCATTATATGTAACTTCAAACACCATGTCCTCACCAATAGGTAATACCCCAACCACATAATTAACGGTAACTTCTCCAGCAGACGGAGGGAATACTATCTCCCAAGTTCTAAGGCTTTCTGACATTGTCACAGTTTGAGTTGTACCACATTGAACTGAGACAGGGTCAACAGGTAATGCATTTAAGTTCCCTGAAAGAACATACTCACCCATGTAAGGGTCATAACCGCCTATCTTTTGTGTGTTAGGTGTAAGATTAAAGTAATCCCTAAACCATCCTCTCATCCCTGATTTAGACACAACACTAAGCTCCTCTTGCCTGCCTGAGCCAGATAGTTTTATTACAGCACCCCTTTTAGAGTCCGTAAAGAATTTATCGAATCCCCACTCTGTATAGCTTTCAGGGTTGTTGCTTATTCCGTAGTTTTCTATTCTGACTATGGCTTGACCTAATACCAATGGCACTGAAGTTAGAACACCTCCACCTGACGCATCAGTCAATAAATCTTTACCTGCCATCACATAAGACACCTTATCCTCTTGTAATGTGAGTATATCTCCAGCTCTACCAGACATAAGTCTTATAGGCCCGAAAGTTTTTTCTAAAGTCTTAAAGTTAGCAAGGGCTAAGTTGAACTCGTTCAGTTTATTTATATTTGTGTCCTCATTGTATATACCACTATATGTGATGTCTGCAAATCGGTGAGCCTCTTTATAGTCCTCCTGAGAAACAGCCGTGACTCTCTCTCCTAGTCTGAATTTAGGTGTAGATAATCTATCTCTTATTTTATAACTCTCAACCCCATTACCAAATGTAAAGCAGTTGAAGAATGATAGGTCAACTATTGCTGGAAGGACAGCAGTCTGTGTCTGGACATTACCAGTATGGAAGCCGCCCGTTATTGGGTAGCTATCACTACCCTCATAGTATATGTCTGAATCAGAGTCTATTGGGAGTGTCTCAAAAACAATATTATTACCACCTGAAACAACTATTATTTCACAACTAACAATTGTTCCAGGATATGTTGGACTGTCATTTAAATTCCTTAAACCAAAATACATTTGTCCTGCCAAGTCATCATCTGCTGTCGCCTCTAACGGATTTCTCCATAAAAGTTGTACTCTGAAAGATTCAGACTCTATACCAGGAAATACAGTTCCAAAAGTAATGTAATCCTCGCCCCCTGTTTCTGTGGTAAAGTCGTAAAGATTATCAAACTGATATACATCTGGCTCTAATTCTGTTGAAGTAAGAGCACCATTATTTAAAACTATGTTATCGCCAACTATGAAGTTGTACATATTATCATAGTCAATAGAAGCTGTAAATGTTTTTTCAAAAGTATATGTAGTTTCCCCATAATCAGGATCCTCTAGAGACTTAGCAGCCATTGTAAAAGAAATTGTAACTAAACTCCCACTAGGTATCTCCCACGCTTTGTAAGGTACGTTTGTAGGACTTATAGGTAATGCATCATCATAATTTAAATTATTAGAGTAAACTGGATATAATAACCTATGTAATTGATCTCTCCTCCCACTTGTTAAATAGGCTAAACCTTGAGTATTAAGATTAAAATTGTTAGCTTTTAGAGACATGTAAAGTCCTGAAGGTTCAATTATATCTTCATCTTCATCTTCATCTGACAAAAAGTTTCTACTCTTTGCTGATATATCTAGTATAACTGTTTCTACTCTAGAAGATAAAGGCCCACCAACATCTTTCTTAACTCTTAGTCTTTGACCTTCAACAGCCTTTATTTGATTATCTCCTTCTAAAAGAAAATAAGTTATATTGTCTAATGGATCAGTAAAGAAAATGTTTGAGTATATAGTCTCATAATCTATAGATGATGGCTTAACTACAAACTTATATCTAGCAGCCCAATATGGAGGTTTTTGTGTTGTTGGTATTGTAGTTCTAATAATATTCTTTTGAGTTGATCCAGATGGTGGAACAAATATCGTATTGTTGGAACTAACTAAAGCAGTTGTAGACCTATTATATTCATCCATATAAACAATACCCACCTCAAAATCCCTATCGCTATGAAGGCTTTTCACTATACCAGATTTTGAGAATGTTACAGAACTAGATAATATTTCAAAATACTCATAAATATAAGCACCAGGAGTTCCTACCACTTCATATCTAGCAGACAACATACTTAAATTAAAAATATCACTTTCAGGAGTAGCAACAATTCTAATCCCTTGGTTTATGCCTGTAATACCACTATTATTAAAATCATACCCTGGAGATGGTAAGTATAAATCTGTTAATTGGCAATTGAATCTATCTGTAAGAGATGTTCCAGCCGAGTCTGTACCGCAATCAGTTATGGGTGTAAATGTAAATTGTCCTATCGACTGAAGAAAAAGTGTGCTAGAAACCATGTCATAAACAGATGAATAATTTTCTTGCAAATTAAAAATAATAGTTATAGTAAGAGGAGCTTGAGTATCTGTAGGTAGAGTGCCTGTTCCAGAGAATTTGTAACTGGATAGCCTTAGTGTTATAGATAATAATCCTCCATCATTTAATTCTGAAGAAAAATCAGACATATCTATAGACAATGTTGAATTAGGTATTATCTCTGTTGAAGATGGATCTATATCATATGTTGTGTTTGAAAGAGATTTACTTACATCAGATTGGTCTACTGGAGTAGAAACAAGCTCTGTATTATAATTAAGTAAACAATCCTCACCTAAGCTATCTGTTAAGTTATATCCATCAATATAGTTTCCATACATAAGCCTGTTACTCATTATAGTTTGGGCTTGAGCTTTGTGAGGGACATTATCAAAAAGTCTTAAAAGCTCTGACGTTGTTAATGTTGTGTAAACCTTTCTGTTTGTGAATGTAGTGGTAACGTTAGTGTTATCTATCCACCCCTCATCTTCTTTTATATATTTTTCAACAACGTTAAGTATAGTACCATTAGCAAACTTAAATACTAAGTCTATGCCAACAACCCTAGATGTCCCTGTGTTAAATGTAACCTGTGCGCTATTGTACTGGTTAGTCATACCTTCATTATCAAAGGTTTCAGGGCTTAAAGAAAAAGGTTTAGGCAAGAACGCTATCTCAGAGAACTGAGAAAGTGCCGAATACTCTCCATCTAAATACTTATACCTGTATGCGAAAGCTAAGAATCTTGTGTCTAAATAATTTTCCTGTCCTGGTAAATTTACAAGTACTACCCCTGGAGATTCTGAAGGTGGCTTAACAATAACGTTAAGAGCTTCTGGTATCGGATCTATATATGTTGAATCAACGTTGATCCTTCTAGGTGGATTATAATTATCAGTGAAGAATAAAAGATTATCAATTAAATCTATCCCATTAACAAGGTATGTTGGGTTCAAATTTAAAGCAGTGTTTACACCATCTCCATCATTGTAACTCACTACGTGATACACCAATGTTTCATTAACAACATCATATGATACTATCATGTCCAACTTCCCCGTTAAAGGAGAAGACGGATTACTAGGGTCATGAACAAACCAATATATAGTTTCGTTCTTTGAATCCTCTACAGAACCTAAACAAACAGCATCAGCAGACAGAGGAAGGTTGTCTAGATAACCACCGTAGATTCCTCTAGGAGATATTAAGCTAGTTAGCTTCTCATTACCCTTAGTGTTTTCTATAGCACCTATCTCGCTTTCTTCGGTAGAGCCTAAACGAATGTTCATAGCATCTATGTACTCACCTTTTGGAACAAGTCTCTCATCGAAACTCTTGTTCATTCTACCTGCAATAAAACTTCTTTTTACTTTCATACTATTTTATCCACTTATCTCTACCTCTCATATTCATCAATAGTCTACCAGGATGTATATTACTCATTCTAATTTTTGCATTTCTAAGTAATGCTCCTTTCTCCTTTCTTGCTCTAGAAACAATATACTCCTGAACACCCAACTTAGCGTTAAGTATTTCATACTGAATATAAGAATAGACGTATTTCTCAAAAAGTTTATTAACCGTGATTAAGCTATCAATACCGCCCTCCATTCCATCACTGACATATTCAAGTATGCAAAGCTCATTCGCCATTCCTGAGCTAAAGTTTATTACTCCACCCTTGTTGTCAATCTTAAATGTAGGATTAACGTTAGCTGTCTCTGTATTTAAACCATACCTAGCCCCAACATTATACTCAAAATACCAACTACCTTCGTAGCACCATCCCTCTGTACCATCAAACATAGAGTTACCGTTAAGGTATATACTCTTCTTTTGATTGGTAATCCTGTCGTGATCTATTGATGATCTCTCAGGTCTTAAAACATTACCGTCCTCATCAAACAATATTCTACAATCATTATCCTGAAGATACGCACCGCTGTAGTTAGTTTGAATATTTTCTGTTAGAGGCATTAATACGCCGTCCTTGTACATAGACATTCTAACCCAGTTCACATAATCAGGAGGTAGAACGAACCTAAGGTTATCACAAACATTAAGCTCAAGTATCTTGATCTCTTTGAATGCGTCATAGTTAAGTTCTTGGATAGCTCTCTTTGCGTGGAATAGAATCTTAAATCTCTCCTCGTTATTAACTAATGAATGGTTACCAGAATACATTAACAAATAATTGTTAACAATATCTTGTAAGGATATATATTGGTACGAACCCCAGTTAGCATCCTCTGGAGCCGCTCCACCGTTTTCGTAATATTGATAATCTGTTATATAAGCCATAATAATTATTTCTCTGATGCGTTTTCTCTAGTCTCCATTGATGAAGCAACTTTAACAACTTCAATCTCTCTTATCGATAAGCCAGCATACTCAAGAATCTTATTAACTATACTAGGCTCGTCTGTACTAGGTAATTCGAAATCTTGAAAATCTACCTGAGTAGGATCGTATAAAGGTTCGCCACTTGCTGTTGGGACATCAGCATATGTCCATTTAGGATCCTTTGGGTATCTTATGTATTCAGCGATAACAGATCCTGGTTGCGTTATTGTTTGTGGGTATATTGTAGCTGTATTCCCTATCGCATCGTCTGTAGCCCCTCCTATTACATACGCTGGGTATGTAGTGTTTGGTGCTGTAAGGTTTGAACTGTTAAGCAAGAATATCTTATTCTGACTAACCTTTTCAACTTCTCTTATACCAATAGTACTTGAAACAGAATAAGCCTCCGTAATAGTCTTAAAAACATCTACCGTTATTACTAGCTCTGTCTCACTAACAACAGCTATGACATAAGCCACGGCTCCAGTATCGTTATTTACAACAATGTTACCAGCGACAACTCCATCCGTAGAGAATGTAGCGGCTGCATCAATTAATCTATTCGCTGTTACGGTAGTCACAGTTCCATCAGATACTTTAGTTGGGTAATAGTTAATCTTGTTTATCAAGTAATAGTTCTGAGGTAGCGACATGAAGTTGCTAACATAACCATAAACCCCTGGTATTAACCCAAAGGTGTTTGAAAAACTTTCTATTACCTCAGCATAAGATTTAGATATATCTGCATTCTCTGTACCAGACTGTCTTGCGTTCTCTTTATTTATATAGTAGTTATAACTATAGAAGTAATCCTCGAACACATCCAGTTGGGCCTGTTTCGCAAATAAGTTAAAATCCGATGGAGATATATAACCGTAATTATTTTTATTCAACACAGATAGTACTGTGTTTCTAACTGAGTTTATCATCTAAACACTTTTTTACAAAGATAGTAAAATAAAAAAAAGAGGGTTTACTAGACCCTCTCTTGATTATCATGCACTTATGTTTATTACTCTGTCAAGTTGTCTTCGATTAATTTTAATGTAGGCAATCCGTCATCGCTCTTAAGTAAAGATGTAACCGAATCAATATGATCTGATCCAATTGGAAGCGTCATTAACTTTGTCTTATTCCCAGGGAGATTCATATATACATCCTTATTCCCGTTTCTAAACCTCAGTATGCCGTCATTAAATGCTCTTGCTACAATATCATTAACTGATAACTCAGGGTCGCTTACAGCCTCTAAGAAGTCGCTAGGATAATTCTTAGCGAACATCATAACATCTCTTCTGATTTCTGCAACGCTAAACTTATCCGTATTCATTCCAAGCTGTACACGAGCTATTGAAAGTAGTGTCTCTAACTCTAATGACTTGGCTTCAATTAATGCGTCTGCCTGCATGTTTATGTTCTCAACCTCTACAGCTGCGTCCTTTTCATTATCTAATAAACTGTATGTAGTTCCAAATCCTGGGTGATGCAATAAGAACTCCTGTAAAACTGGATTTGTTTTTGGTGCGACCAATGCACCATCTTCAAAAATAATAGGCTCTAAGATAGCGTTACCATCTTGATCATCCTCGAAAGGAGTCTTTTGGTTCTTCGCATACCTTAACGGTCTGTTAATGCCTTTGTCTTCATCCCAATAGAATAAAGGGTTAGCTTTAGTGTTTCTTGAATTGAGCATAAAGCTCAATGGTGTTGTTTGTGAATTAAGGATGAACACCATGTCCTTGTGTTGTACTTTGTTTTTCATTTTATAAAATTTAATTAAAGTTAAAAAAGGGAGGAGTTTTACCCCCTCCCCGTAAGAGTTATTATTATCCTTGGAAGATAACGAAGTTGTTCGCTCCCATAACACATACAGCTCTCTCAGATAGGAAGTTAACTTCCATAGCATCTAAGTCGCTAGTAGTTGCACCGCCAGCAGAACCTGTGATCCAAGTCTTGTATCGTCGATCTTCAGTTTGTGAAGCTCTATAACGAACATGCAAGAATGGACGCTTTGCGTTCTTTCCTAAGATTTGGTCATACACAGATGTAGATCCAGCAGGAACTAATAATCCGCTCACGTTACCTGAACCTACTCCTATTGGAAGACCACCACGCATTGTAGGGTCATTCAAGTATTTCCAGTCAGACTTATAGAAGTCATATCCTCTACGGAATCCTGTGAATCCTAAGTTCAATGCCATCTCTTTGTCATTGTCGAACAATCCATAAGATGTTCCACCAGCTCCATAAGAGTTTTGAGCAGCTAACATATCGTCAATAGCGAAACCGAAGTCACGATCATTGAAGATAACGTTCTCCTCGATAGCACCTTGCTTATCAAGACGAGCGATAACTGTATCCCAATCACCTAAGTTTACTGGGTAACCACCACTCCAAACATTTCCTCTGTTCTCTACAGCGTGGAATACACCTTCAGATCCAACGAAACCAGCAGTAGTAGCTCCAGAACCAGCCTCAGCAGGTTTAGCCTCAATCATTGCAGTCTCAAGATAGTCATCGAAACGTAGACGAGTCTCATGCTCAGACTTCATATACCAAAGGTATCCTGAAGCTCCATTCTCAGTAGTCACTTCTACCCATCCAATCTGAGCCATGTCAGAACCAGAAACAGCATAAGTGTCTTTTAAGATGATAGGGTTGTTTTCCAAGAAGATGTCATCAGCCTCTAAAGAACCTTGCATTCCGTTAGTTCCTTTCTTGAACTCAGAACCATAGATGAATATAGTGTATACTGTCGCACCAGCAGCTCCATCAGCGGTTAAACCTGCCCCCTCATAGAAAGCAACATCAATTGTTCCAAGAGTCGTGTTGACAGCGGTAACAATTGCTTTATTAGCCCCAGTACCTGCATTATCGGAGATATGAATTGTTTGACCCACACGAATAGCTATACCGCCTGTGCCTGGCACAAGAGTATCGTTTACAGTAAATGTAGCTGTATTAACACCAGCTGCTGATGTAGTACTACAGTTTTCATACTTCGTATGTAAACGTCCTTGCTCTGCCCATTTGATAAGGTCTGAGTTAGAAGGCATCTCTGCTCCAACCATTCGTAAAAATCCAGATAAGGTACGGTTACCATATCTCTCAAACTCTTTCTCATAAGTATCAGGAAGATACTGATTTAAGAAATCAAAGTTCGTAATATAATTTGTGGACAATGCCACTTGTTCTGCTGAGGGTTGTAATGCAACTCCACCAGCCACTAAAGATCCAGCCATTTTTTAATTTTTTAAACTGTTAATAATTATTTTTTGTTACTTCTAATCCGTAGACCTTTACCAGAGGTATCGCCTACAGACCTAACTTGTGTCCCTTGAGTACCTGATGACTGTGGCACTGATCGCATTTCCATATCGATATTCTTGGAAGCACGAGCAGAGTTCTCAACTGCATCAGACTTGCCTTGCTCATAAAAGAACTTAGCATACTTGTCAGGATTCATTGCCATAGATAAAGCCCTGTGGTATCCGACTGCATCCTTCATCATGCCACTCTCACTATCTACAAATTTCGATATGAAATTCGAAACGTCTAATTGAGAATTCTTTAACTCAGTTCTGTCTGAGGGGTTGAAGTAAACTTGCTTGTCATCCATTTTAAATTCAAAACCTTTGAACTCATCATTGAACACTTCCTCAGTCTTCTTCTTAAACCAATCGGACTTTCGCCCTGCCTCTTCTTGATACGTCTTTGACTCTTCTATATATTTCTTGTAAGCCTTCAACTCTTCAGATGATTCAGAAGAACCTGTAATCCCATTAGACTCTAATGGGGCAGAATATTTCTCCTTAAGTTCACCTAAGTGCTTCTTTGCTTTTGCAAGCTCTTTCTTTTTAGCGATATTCTTTTTCTTAATATCTGACTCATCATCTAAGTCTTCATCATAGCCGAACTTATCATTAAGTATATACTCAATCTCATCAGCATCTAAATCAGACTCTATATCAGAGTAGTATCTCGCTAAAATTTCTTCAGGGTTAAGGCTATCAATGTCTTCACTATATTTAACAAAATCATTGATACCTCTTCCTGTATCATTTTTAAATTTTAAGTAGGTAGCAACATCTTCTGGAAGATCCTCTTTAGGCTCATCCGAAAAGATATCTTCAAACGAATCAATCTCCCTACCATATTTATTCTTAACAAATGAAAGAATATCCTCCTCTCTTAACTCTGAAGCCTTAGCCTCTTCATTCTCAATAGGTTTAGATTCTTCTACACTTGTATCAGTGTTATTTACTTCTGTACCCTTTTCGCTGACATGGTTGTTGTCCACATCCTTAATGACAGGGTTGTCTTCTTTTTGTTCAACCTTATCCAGCAACTCTTGCTCTACCTCTTGTACAGATTTTTCTTCACCACCTTCTACCGCTCTTACTTTAATTTCCATTATATTTAATTTTAATTGTTTACAAAGTTAATGCTTAATTTACTTATTTAATTAAGCGTATTATCTTGGGTTAAACTCAGCAAGGTCAAACCCATCTAAACTATCCTCATTAGACTCAAAGTTTATTGGAGGAAGGTCGAACTTACGTTGGCTTATTAGCTTTGATTGTTGTGTGTTCTGTCTGTCTATACGACTATCCTTAGCATCCTCCTTCATTTTTATAGTACTAACCTTAGCGTTTTCATCAATACCTCTTATTTGCATATTAATCCTAAACTCCTCCTGCATTAATGATAGTTTTAGATTTGCCTCCTGTTGCATCTTCTGTGATTCAAGCTGAATTTCTGCTTGTTTTATCTGAATCTTAGATTGAGTCTCAGCCTGAATTCTTTGGAGTGCTGACTGAGCAGCAACCTGTTGAGACTGTATCTGACCTTGTTGCTGTTGTTGAGCTGCTTGTTGAGCTGCTTTCTGGTCTCTATCAAATTTCTGTTTACGTTTAACCTTAAGTAATTGGTTAGCTAATTTAATATTCTTAATCTCTCTAATATCAATAACGTCCTCAAGGTTTATGTCTCCTTTAGATAATGCAATCTGAATAGTTTGCTCAAGCATTCTCTTTTCTTCCTCATCTGGAGCAACCTCAATAAATATACCGAAGTCAAAAAGATATAAGTCTTTTATCCTTTCAAGTATAGATATATTATGCTTACCAATCTGCATAGCAAACTCTTCCCTGAAGTCTGAGTACTCTAACATATCAGCCACTCTAGAAGAAAGACCTTCGGCTATTGTTCTTGTTATGTATAATGATCCTTGCAATATATGCCTTGTAGCTGTATTAGAATTTAATGCAGCTAATTTCTGAACACCAACTAATGCGTCAGGATCTGGAGTAGAACCATCCCTAGCCTCATTAAGACCAGTTGCTGTTCTTATCATATTTAGATAATGATTGTATGTGCTAATTAAGGAAGACATCTTAGCCTGTCCAGAACTGCTGTTAAGTTCTTGTATCGGAACCCTAGCATTATTAAAGTCTCCATCCTGAGTGTAGCTTCTACCGATAACACTACCTGTTTGGAAGTATAATCTTAAGGCATCCTCAGGATTGTAAGCAGCCCCCGTTCCAAGATCAACCTCGTTTAAACCATCCGCATCTATAAACACACCGTCAGGGACAACCTTAGATATTACCTGCTGAAGCTTTAGGTGGGTTATTTGAATCATGTCAGCAAAAGGTATAACTCTTTCAACAAGAGATTCAATCCTACCTTTATACATTCTTGGTGCTACGGCAGCATAGTTGCACATAACGTTCTGACTTGCAGACTTAGGTCGTGCCATATTCTTAGCCATCTCCCACTTAAGGACTATATTAGTCCCCATAACCATAACACCCTCGTACCAAACATCAATCTTCTTAGATACCTTCTTGAAGTTATTCTCCTCCATCATTTCTTCTGGTGGATTGAACTCATCATCCTTCTCTATAACTTTTGAAGATCCTCCATCGCTAATCTTCTTCTTATATACAAATGACTTTGTTGTCTTGTATGAAAAATATAAAAGAGTACAAGTGTCTTGACGGAATATATCATTGCTCTGAGTGTTAGGAACATTATATGTGTCGTACCAACTCTGACTGTACTGAGCTATCTCTTCTAGTTTCTTATCAGTTATGTCTGGATCTATCTTTACAATGTCTGTTATTGATTGAGTCTTAACCTCTCCCCAATAGAACACATCCTTAAAGTATGGATCTTCTGTGTAGCTGTGTACAACATAAGCAGGGTCTACATAATCTACCTGAATGCCATTTCCTTTTAAGAACTGATGTTTAGCAACACCCATTCCTAATACCGTAATATCGTAATCTATTCTTTTTCTACTATCGTTAAAATGATTCTCTGCCATTATTGTGGATATGGCAACCTCTTCTGCTATCTCTATCTCTGGCTTATAGTTAAGTTCCATATATAGGTTAAGCTCGGAATCATCCTTAGGCAGTTCCTCAGGATTCTGCATAAATGTCTTAACATCAAAATCCTTTTGTATTTGTTGAAGGATTGGTTTAGCAACCATCTGTCCTTGTATGTCATCTCTAAATTTTGACTTATCTCTTAGCGAAAGAGCGTCCTGTGCATATGCCTTAACCTCAAACAATCTGTCAGACATACCATTTACAACAATATCAACAAACTTAGGAACAACAGCAATTGGAGTCCAGTCAAGGTTTAGGTATGACAGGTCACCGTCTACAGCTAATTCATTCTTGTATTTACCAACTGGTTGCTCTGCCCTTGCGTATAATCTACGCCTATGGAACTCGTTAAACCTATCGTAATACTTACAGGCCCCACCGTCCTTACGGAACCATTCATATTGAATAGACTGCCCAATCTGTAATCCAAATTCTTTTGTTGCTTTCTCCCTATCAGAAACAAACTGATTAGGGAAACCGAGGTACGGTATATCTATGCTTAAATCGTCTTTCATTTTAATATTTCGCTAACTGATCCTGAGTTGTTGTATCTTGCAAAGTTAATCTTTATTTTTGAATTATCTTTTTGCGGAGTATAATTGTGCTTTTGATTAGCCATTATAGATAGACCAGAACTAATTGATGCATCAAACTTAGTCCTGTTATTTATATCAAACTTTGCCCAGTCTTCAAGGGTTCTAGTGAATAACATCTGCCCCATCTCGTCAGAAGGTCTGTATGTAGACTCCATGTCTATCCCAACATACTTCTCTATATAAGACTCAATAGAAGACGCATGAGACTGTTTTACATCTTCACTGGTGTTAGGTATACCCCCAAGCTCTCTCTCTGTCTTAGATAGCTTGTTATACGCTTTGTCAGGTCTATTCAAGCTGAATCCCCTGTACCCCCTATTCTTTAAATGATATAATAGTCTAGGCTTGTTATTCTCTGCAAGTATAGGCATACCGTAAAATACGATAGCCATAAGAACCTCTTCAAAAAATATCTCAGCAGTCTGAGGTCTTGCGACATACTGAAGAAAAAACTCATTGCTTGGAGCCTCATCCATATTGAACTTGGTGCATCCGTGAAGTGCACCATTAGATCCCCTTCCACCAACAGTGCCACTTATGTCGTAGCTGTCACATCCAAAGGAACCTATATGTTCATTTCCTGGGTGTTTAACTCCGTTCTTTGTAATAACATTATTTTGTAATGCAACTGAAGGTATCCAAGATATAAGAAATCTCCCCCTGTCGTCAGGTGTCCATATTACTTTAGAGTCCTTTGCACCGTCCTTCCAATGAAAGGATCCCCTAGTTAGAACATGTTTCTTAATCAAAGAGTCATTGTAATCTATCTGCTGATATATCTTTGTAAGATTAAATATAGATTCCTTACTCTCGTCTCTAAATGCATGTGACTCAGTTCTAGGGAATTGTCTGTAGAATTCATTCAAAGCATCGGCATCACCCTTTAGAGAGTCCACCTCCCCTTCCCAGTAGTCTATCGCTCCACCAGATATCATTTCGCCATCAACACCCATTACAGGTTTTTCTGGAGTTCTAAGGACAGGCATGCCATATAGGTCTATAAACCCCTCCATATTAAACTCCATAGGAATAAAAAGTGAATACATACCACTCTTGGTTTGCCCGTTCCTATTTCTTGAGGTAACCCTAGAATCGTTGTAAAGTCTTTTGTACTGCTCACCTCCCTTAGCTAATGCATTACAAGTAGACCCCATAAGACACTTACCTATTATTTTACTACCCAATCTAAGGCAGGTCTTAGTTACCCTCCAATTATTCTGTATGTCATTTGGCTTAGTCCATTTTCCACTTTCATCATGAACAAGAAGTAATAGCTTCTCACCATCATAAGAATTGTCATCCGTATTCTTCCAATCTATTGTTGTGTCTAGACCCCGTATATCATCATTCCTGATAATAGACATATTCTTTTTAGTTATTTTAGAGGCAGGTATTCTGAACGCAAGCTCAGTCTTAGGCTTGTCCATACCGTCTTGTATAGGTTTAAAAAAGAATGGTAGTTTATTAGCTATAGGAACAACCTTGTTTGTGAACATCTTCTTTGCATCTGGCCCAGTCTTTGATAGTATACCCACCCTTGAATCGTTAGCCAAGCTTCCCACATTAACACACTCGGATGATCCCATAAATGAAAACCCAGAACGCCTTATCTTAAGGTATATCATTCCGAAACTCCTGTTGTCAACCCTACATGCTTCCCAATATAAATATAATATCCTGTTAGCTTCACGGTAGTCTGGGTATCCTACATCTATAGATGACCACTGTAGGTACATATAGTGTGCCCCTGTTATATAGGTAGGCTCCCCATTGTTCATGAACCAGTACCCATACTCCCTGTTGTCAAACTCGTTCTCAATATAATCAACCCACTTGGTCTTAAATTCAGACGGTCTTTCATTCCAATGGAATATAGACTGTATCCTTTTTAATTGTTCTGGTAAATCTTCTCTTTTCCAATGTTGCTCAGACTTCTTTGAGCTTGTCTTCTTGATTGACTTTGGTTTCTTAGGTAGTCCTATATAAAGCCCTTGTATGTTATATATATCTCCAAGGGTTCCATCCTTAGAAATTATAACTATATCGTACTTCTCATTGTATCCACAGACCCAACTCTTAGCAGAGTTTTTCCTATTTAAAACGCTGCTAGGTATTATATCGTAAACTACAGTGTGTAAACTATTTATTTGCCCTTCGCTCTGCAAACCCTCCAGTGTGTTTTTTATTCTCGTTTGAATTATCCATTAACTCTTCCTCAGACTGCATTCTACTAAGTATCTCTAACGCATCAAATATAGCTAACTTCTTAGTGGCTGCCGCATTCTTTAATCTGTCAGCTGCCAAGTCATCCTCTGGGTCATGCTTTATAATATCCTCTTCAGCGACTTTTATCAATTGCTCAACAGCTTTCCTTCCAGCGTTTATTATTCTCCTCTTTAGTTCTACAGTATTATCCATTAATCTTAATAGTTATGTGTTTATCAAACATTCTATAAAGCTTCTCCCCATCGACTTCAAACTCATACTCTGTATCTGGCCTAAAACCAACAATGTCCCCGTCATTAATACCAACGCTTCTAAGTCTATCATTTGAGTGAACCACCTCGCCAGTTAATTCCTGTTCGGATTTATTTTCTAGTAGGTATCCTTGCTGGTACTTAATAGGTTTAACAAAACAAAAATTATTACAAGCATTCCATTTACCATCACGCTTGTACATATAGTACTGACCCTCATCTATAAAGAACAGGTCATCAATAAAATAACTCTTACCGCTTCTTTCAACACCATGAATATCATTGTAAAACTTAAACACATTGTGATGTACAAGTATTATGTCTCCTTGAATTATTGGGCCGTCATATGTTAACGGAACCTCTATTACCTCTGCTAAACGGTTTGATACCTTATGATCTTCTTTTGAAGAGCTGATTATAAAATCAATCCCCCCAAAATCTTTCACATTAGAATACCGCCTACCGCCTACAGGTTTAACTATAAAGCTGTATGGTGATCTCATATTTTATTTATGCGCCACAACCAATACACTCAACATAAGAGTCGGTAGGTCTGACACCATTTAATTTCATTTCAATATTATGTATCTTATCCGCTAAATCTATAGACTCAATAAAATCTTTAACATCTTTTTTTCTAACTTTTAATAACTCAACCTCCTTAATTAATACTTCTCTCTCCTGTTCAGTCATTACCTTTAAAAATTAATGTTGTACTCAATAGACATAGGTATTGTATGGTTAAATTTTTTCCATAAAACAACCTCTTGTTTTTCATTCTCTATCCAAATCTTAACACTATTAGTATCGATATCACTTAATATTAAATGAATCCTGTGAGAATTACCAAGAACAGGTTGTCCAACTATGTAGTGCATAGAAGCCTTGTAGTCTGAACCAATAGATACCTTTCTTATGTCCATTATATTTATTTTTATTTACCCTAACTTCCAAATAGTAAGAGCAGATGACGGAGCGTCATCCCAAGTACTTAGTGTGGTTGTAGGGTAAAGACCTCCTTGATCCACACCTGAACTATCTCTTAGAATCTCAAACGTTAACACCGTCCCTGGAGTAGATATTCTTATAGGGAATGATAATGTCTCAGGTGTTGTAATCCCTACTGTTGATAAAGATATAGCACCTACAGAATTAACCTGTGAGCCGTCTATTAAATACCTGAATAGCATAGTTGACATACCGCCTGATGAACCTACTCGTGATAGGAAGCCTACTGCGTTTACGAAATAAACCCCTGCATCATTAAAAGTTATATCACCAAGTCCCGATACCATAACAGGGTCTGAGCCTGTTCCTGTGCCTGAGCCAAAGTTTACCTGAAGCACAGTGTCAAGACCACCTGGGGCTTGATTTGAAGAGGAAGAGGCATGAAGAACTTGGGCTATTGATGGTGAGGATGCTGTAACCCATAGCGGAAGCCCTAAAGCGTCTGAGCCTAAAATTTTTGTGCTGTCATTTGTTGCTCCCACTGAGTCAGTAAGAGTCCCGTTCAATGTTAGGTCGCCTCCTGTCTTAAGCTTTAAGTTATCAGCTTCAGAGTAAGATGAACCCGTAGTCATATTAAATGGTGTCGTAGATGTGTTTCCTGTATCTAAAACAGCCTGAAGTGTGTTAGCAGTTGACAACCCTAGTATATCACCAATCGTGTAGTTTTTTGTGATATTGCTATCACTAACGTCTGTCCCTATAACTTTATCTGTAATTGTAGGTGTTCCATCTATTGCATACGTGCTTATCTTTCCCATTACGGTTTATTTTTTGTTTGTTAATTCTCCTGTTTGCATATTAATAACTGAATCTTCCCCATACTTTTTGATTAACTTTTTCTCAATCTCAGTAAACTGAGTCTTGATTACTTCAATCTTTTTTACTAAATCCATCTTTGATAACTCTAAGTCACCTATTGATAATCTAGTTTTAGAAAATTCAGTGTTCAATGTTTGCAGCTTTTCTAATTCTGCGTTTGTTACCTTTTTCATTGTATTATATTTTTTACAAATATACAAGAAAAAAATCAAACAATCTATATATCCTTATATTCGGACTTCGCATCAAATGAGGGGCAAGCCTTTTTGACATTTGGAAAGTCTCTATGACCTTGAGTTATTGCACCTGAAAACACAAACTTTAAAATCTCAACTACCTTTAATAAAGACTTCTTTTGTGCTATTGTTCTGTTATCTTCAGGCTCTCCACTTTCATCTATACCGCCCTCATAGCAGATGCCAATGCTGGTTTTATTATAACCCCTAACGTGTGCTCCAATGGTAGATAGATTTCTCCCTTTGTGAATCTTGCCGTCTCTCGTTATATAGTAATGGTATCCAATATCAGACCAACCTCTTTGTAAATGCCACTTCTTTACCCGTTCGATTGGCACATCCATAGATGGCATAGTAGCGGAACAATGGATTACAATGTATTCTATGTCTCTCATTTAACATTTTTTCTTTGTGAATGTTTACCAAACTCCCTTAACGCAAAGTAACCCCCATATACTGTTGGTACTATAACGATTAACAGGCTTGTGTATTCACTAGGTAAATGAATCCCGAAATATGCTGTTACAAAATATGATAGTAATAATAAGCTAATGAAATGTAATGTTAATGGTCTTGCGGTTTTTGCAAGCTTGTTGTCACTCCCAACATCGGCAACCCATCTAGCTGTA